ACCGCCCCTACGGGGCAGAAGGAGGATAGCGGCATGGGTTCGCTTTCCCACGAGGACGTTGTGAACATCGTCCGAAAGATCATGAATGAGACCGTCACTGTCACCAGTGATGTTGAGATTTCCTACCCGGAGGGCACCACGGTTGTCCCGACCGGTAAGGCCACCGTTGAGCCGCAGGGCGAGCTTCCGCCGTCCGGCCTGGTGTTCTCTGTCGGTGAGGCGCCGGAGGGTTTCGTTGCCGAGGTTGACGAGGCGACCGGTGTTCTCACTGTCACTGCCCCGTCTGGCGCTGAGCCCGATTCCGAGGTTGCCCTGACGGTCACCGTCACCGGTAACGATGCGCCGGTTGAGCTGCCGGTCACCGTCACGGTGAAGTCCGCCGCCGGAGACGAGGAAGAGGCCGCGCCTGCCGGAGACCTGGCTACCGAGGAGCCGGTTCCGGCTGATCGTGTTGTCCTCGACATGGACACCTACAACGATCTGAAGGCCGCCGCGAAGCTCGGCTGGGATGCGAAGAACGAGGCCGACACCGCTTCCCGTGAGGCTGAGGTTGACCAGTGGATCAAGGATGGCCGTTTCAACGTCGCTATCCGGTCCAAGGCTGTTGCCCTCGCTCACAAGGACATGGACGCTGCTCGCGCTCTGTACGGATCCATCCCGAAGAACACGATCCCCGTTAAGGAGATCGGCCACGGCCAGGACCGCGAGGCGACCGACGCTGCAACCAAGTCCGATTTCCGCGCCCGTGCAGACCGTCTGCTCGGCACCCGTTCCAACTACTAAGGAGAACCTAGTATGTCTGCTGTTTTCAAGACCGGCCCTATCACTTTCGACGCTGCTGAGGACATCGAGAAGTTCCGGCTCGTCTCTGTCGCCGCTGAGGGTGCGAAGCACGCTGACGGTACCGCCGCCGTGTTCGGCGCGGTTGTCACCGGCGCTAACGCCAACCCCCCGGCCCGTACTAATGACAACGTGCTTCACATCGGCAAGCCGGGCAACGTTGCCGTGCATGTCACCCCGGCTGTTGTCCCGGTTGAGACTGAGGGCACTTTCGCCCCCGGTGCCCCGGTTTACGCTGCCGCTGACGGTAAGGCTGCCGCTACCGGCGCCGTGTTTGTCGGCACCGCTGTCCGCGCTTCCGGCGACGGCAAGGTGAAGGTTCTCCTTGCCACCCCGACCGCCCCTGTCGCTGCTGGCACTGGCGAGTAGTACACCCCGAATCATCCCAACCCCTGGCCTGTCGGGTCGGGGGTTTTGTCATGTCGGGCGTGCGCCCGCCAACTGAAAGGAGCCAGTAATGGCTGACGTTATCACTTCCGCTTACGACGGTCCCCAGATCACCGTCGATGAGCTCATGGCCGATCCGACCTACATCCCGCAGCGGATCATCGAGGACCTGGACAACTCGTTTGTCGAAGATCTGTTCTTCCGTGACGGTGGCAGCAACCAGGGGGTTGTTGCTTTCCGTGAGGCTGCGGGCCTCTACCTCGCTGACGATGCTGAGGAGATCGCCGAGTACGGCGAGATTCCGGTGTCCGCGCCGGAGCTTGGTTCCCTGAATGCCGCTTTCGGCATCAAGACCGGTGAGGCTATCCGAATCTCGTGGGAGCAGCGCAACGAGAACAAGGTTGATGCTGTCACCCGCGCTATGGACGCCCTGGAGAAGACTGTTCTCCGTCACGGCGTTAATGCCGTGTTCGGCGCGTTCAACGCCGCTGCCATCCCCGAGTTGCAGGCTTCCGCCGCCTGGACTGCTGGCGACCCGGTGAAGGATCTGTTCGACGCTATCGAGATGGTGCAGGGTGCCACCGTTGACGGTGACGAGACCCGCATCTTCGACTACGACCCGAACACCCTGCTGGTCCACCCGCAGGCGCTCACGAAGATCATCCGCAACGAGCAGATCCAGAAGCTCTACATCGGTGATGTTGCTCATGACAACCCTGTCTACAAGGGCCTGACCGGCTACCAGTTGTTCGGCACCCTGAATGTTGCTACTTCCCGTCTGATGCCGAAGGATGAGGCGTATGTGTTCGAGGCTAACGCCGTTGGCTTCAAGTCTGACACCATGCCGCTGACCGCTACCCCCCTGTATGTCGAGGGTGGCGATTCTCCTATTGGTGGCCCCACCATGTCGTGGCGTTCCGATCTGGTCCGTAAGCGGGCTATCGCTGTGGACAACCCGAAGTCCGTCGTTCGCATCAAGGGTCTGTGATGCGTCGGGTGACGCTGGCCCGGGCGTGGAATCCGGGCACGGGTGTTCTGTTGCGGGGTTCTTCGGTCGAGGTTGAGGACGCTATGGCGGAGTGGCTGGAGGCGCAGGGCGCTTTGGCTTCCGAGGTTGTGTCTAAGCCTTCCGGTCCTGTTGTCACCCGTGCTGCTAAGCCGAAGCCTGCCCCGGTCGAGAAGGTGGTTGAGGGGCCTAGTGCCCCGAAGCGTACTGAGTCCTTGGATGTGTGGCGTGCTTATGCCGTCAAGAAGGGGATTGACCCGAAGGGGTTGACGAAGAAGGAGATCATCGCGGCGACGCGCTGACTCCGAAAAGGGGGTGCGTCATGCTCGTTGAGTTTGATGATCTGGCCTCACGCCTGCCGGTGACGCTGGCGGTGGATGAGGCTGCACGGGTCGTGGTTCTTCTGGGCGACGCGGAGGAGATTGTGCGTGACGCTTTCTCTCGTGTCGGTAGGGACTTCGATGCGGAGGTTGCGGCAACACCGTGGTTGGCTCATGCCGCTAAGCGCGTGATCCGTGACATGGTGGCCGCAGCGGTTCTGATTGGCGGGAACGTCGGTCAGGCTTCAGTGTCCTCGACTACGGGCGCTGAGTCCGATTCGGTGACCTATGGTTCGTCTGTTGATGGGCTGGTCGGGTTCGGTCGGCTTATCCTGACCGATGCGCACCGTGAGGAACTGGGCCTGCTGTATCAGGCTGGTGCTCGGGGGAGTTTCCCGCGTGCGTCGCGCTGGCCGGAGCGGTGGTACCGGTGAATGAGGCGTGGGAGCCTGTGGTGATCCGTCAGCGTCCAGAAGTGGACGAGTACGGGGTACCGCAGATGCCGGGTGGTTCCGTCACTGTGACGTGTCGTGTGCAGCCGCTCGTGCTTGCTCAGGATGTGGGGCAGGACCGGGAGGGTGCTTTCGTGCAGCTTCGGGTGTTCGCCCCGTCTGGGACGGTGGTCGATGCTGATTCTGAGGTGTTGATCCGGGGGGAGTGGTTCACGGTGCTGGAGCCGCCGCATGATTTTGCGGCATTCCGCCGGCCCGCGTTGTCGAGGCATCGCCCGTCTGTTGTGTTCGTGTGCCAGAGGGGTGAGGGCTGATGGCTCAGAAGAATCTGCCTGACGATTTCTGGCAGCAGCTCTTGGAGGCCGCTACGCCGCTTGTTCAGCAGGCGGGGCAGCGGGTCGCTTCGGGGGTGCCTGCGGAGATGAACGCGGACGTGCGGATGAAGAAGGACAAGGGCGGTAAGCCGGTCGCGCTGGTCGCTATGCGGGTTCCGCAAGCGCGTGCTGCTGAGGCGAAGCACGGCTACCTGATTCAGTCTGCTGTTTCGTCCGGCCTCGACATTCACAGGTATGGGGGGTGACGATGCTCGTCCAACAGGACGCGGTGAGCGCGATCATCCGAGAACTGAATATTGCGGTGGCTGACGTGCCGGTGAGATCAGAGTTGCCGAAGGGTTGGGGTGTGAAGTCCGGCCCTGCGGTGACCGTCTCATCGAACGGCACCACCGATCAGGCGCGGGCATGGACGGGCGAGATCGTCCGTGTCGTGACCTACGCCGAGTTTGCCCCGGATGCGCGCTCGTTGGCGGCGCAGCTGGAGGCGTTTCTACTGGACCCCGCCCACGTGCCGGGTCTGACTATCTATCCCGCAGTGGGGCTGAGCGTGGTTCGGGATTCCCCGGACGCGTCCCGCTGGATTGCGGCTTTCGCTGTGAAGGCTGCTACTAACCGAAAGGAGCCATAGCATGGCTACTACTGACGTTGCAGACCGCGTTCACATTTGGAAGAACGCCGAGGTCTACATTTCCATCGTGGGCGCTACCGATCCGAAGGCTGAGGCTGACGGCACGTTCGGCGCTGACTGGCTTCAGGTTGGCATCCTCGCTGATGGTTCTTCCATCGGCCAGGAGCGCGACGCTGACCGTACGGAGATCCTTGGTTGGTCTTCTCAGCTGATCGCCACCGACCAGAAGTTCAAGAAGGACACCCGCACCTTCACCTCCCTGGAGGATAACGAGGTTGTTTGGTCCCTGATGTGGCCGAACTCTGAGTTCCCGGAGGCAGGAACCCCGACTGTGGTTCTTGCTCCGCAGGATGCTCAGCGGTACATCGGGTTCCGCACCACTGACCAGAACGGCAACGTTCATGTCGAGGTGTCGCGACTGGAGGCGAACATCTACCCGTCCAGCATGGACAAGGCTGATGATGGTGCTTCGACCACGGAGTTCACTGTTGAGATCCGTAAGGATGCTGATGGTGCCCTGTACGACAAGGCTGTGTTCTCCGGTACCGGCGTGAACGTTGCTACCCCTGATGTGATCCGTTTCAAGACCGCTGGCACTGACCCGGAAAACCCCTAGTCGGGCGGGTGGGTGGTCCTCTGCCACTCGTCCTGACGTGATTGGAGGGGTAGATGGCGCTCTCTAAGAGACGCTCTGAGATCCTGGCGATGGACCGTCCTGTGGGAATCATCATCGGGTCGTCCACCATCGCGGGGGTCGGGGCGGGTGCTTCGTGGCCGGACAAGTCCATTTCCGCTCTGGTGGAGTCTGCGATACGGGGGAAGGTCCACCAGGATGCTGCGGGCGAACCGCGTACGGCGAATGCTGGTGCCAGTTGGCCCCGCGCTACTCGAACCGGGGGAACGTCGAACTCGTCCGGCCTCGGGCACACCAACATTCTCGTCACTTCCGGTGCCCCGGTGTCATGGTCGATGACGGACTGCACTGGGGCGTGGTTCGGTCTGCGTGAGGGGGGTGGGACCGGCACGGTCACCGTCTCTGTGGACGGTGACACCCCGGCTCCGATCCCCCTGTCTACGTCCGGCGATCTGACGTTCTCAGCGTCGTGGGATTCCGGGGAGCTTCCCCGTGGTACTCACACGTTCGAGTTTTCCACCACCGGCGAGACAGTGATCGACTTCGTACACCTGTACGACGGCGACAACACCGCCGGTGCGATCATGCTGAACGGCGGCTGGGGCGGGTCCACCTTGGACTGGCATCTCACCGCCAATCAGCAGGCACTTACGCTTCGCCCGCGACTGCGGCACCTGGACCCTGATTTCATCATCCTGTCCTACGGCAGCAATGAGGAGTCGTCGGGGAAGACCCAGGCAGAGGTTACGGCGACGCTGAACCAGATGCTAGCTGTGATCTCTGAGGAGTGCGCGAAGAACCCGTGGATCGTCCTCGCGTCACAGGACGCGCCGAAGGACGAGGGGTACGACCGTGAGCAGATCATCGGCCCCATGCGTACCGCTGCCGCGCTCGACCCCGCGAACCGTGACTTTACGGACGCGATGGAAGGCTACTGGTCCGGCGACATTGACGCCGATAAGGCTGCGGGAATCCTCGCCTCGGATGGTGTTCATCCGACCGCGAAGGGGCACGCCGATCTAGCCGCTCGACTGATTACCGCGCTCAATCTGGGCGCAGAAAGTGAGGAGGACATGCCTTTCGTCCCCCGCGATGATTGGAAAGCCGGAGACGATTACGAGGCTGCCCGAATCATTGAACTGGAAGCCGCCGCCGCTGCTGGCGAGGCTGCCGCTACTGAGGTTGCAAACCTTGCTACCTCCACGACCGCCGCGCTCGGAACCAAGGTGGACGCTTCCACTACCCCGAACTCGGTCTACGGCGTCGGGTCTACCGGACAGCCGTACCTGCGCACTGTCTCTGGCACATCGAAGACGGCCAACACTGTTCCGGTCCGTGGCTCTAACGGGATCATCGTCGTCGGTGATCCGACCAGTGCCGATCACGCCGCAACGAAGAAGTACGTGGATGATCTGATCGCGGCTCAGGCAGCGCTGATTACCGCGCTGGATGCGCGTGTCACTGCGCTTGAGCCCCCTGCCGAGGGTTAACACGCTGGCCCCGTGGGTGACGGGGCGTTACAAGTAGTCACCCGGTGCGGTGCGCTCTCCGTGTGTCGGAGCGCACCCACCACAAAACTTTCATCCGACACACACATGCCGAAAGGACACACAATGGCTACCACCCGAAAGACCAGCACCGTCGAGGTTGCGAAGAAGGCCGGCAAGGCGCTCGAAAACGAGGCCAAGGCTAACGCCGATCTTGTCGAGATCACCCTCACCATCCGTGGTGATGAGGTGACCGTTCTCGCGCCGCCGAACGTTGAGGCCGCGAACTGGCGTGTTCCCCTGCTCATGCAGGAGGGGACGAATCAGTCCATCGCTAAGGCGATCCCCCTCATCCTCGGTGACGAGGGTTGCGCGAAGCTCGACGCTCACGGCGCATCGTTCAACGACCTCAACACGTTCCTGGAGCTGTGGTCTGAGGAAATCGGCATGGGGGAATGATGTGGCTACCGGGCCTACCAGCATTCATGGTGCTGTTCGCCCGGTGGCCGCGCGAGCTGGAGGCGGATCTTCAGCGGTTTTACGGTGTGGACCTGACGGGCCTGTACCGGGGGGAAGTGTCGTGGCGGCGCGTGTATGCGCTCACGGCGGGGCTTCCTATCGAGTCGCTTGTGCGGTCGCAGCAGGCGGACATGCCCACGATGACGGGTGTGGAGGCGCGTGTGGTTGAGCTGTGGGAGGCGCAGGCGGGTAAGGAACATCCGGTGCGTGAGCTTATGGGGGCGCGTGCGAAGGCTGTTGAGCGTGCGGAGCGTGAGGTGGCGAAGGAGCGGCAGAGGGCTGCGGCTCGTGCGAGGAATGCGGCGGCGCTGGAGCGTCAGCGGCAGATGTCTATGAATTAGAGGGGTTGTCATGTCTGCTACTGGCTGGTCGGTGTTGCCGGTTACGGTGTCGCTGAAGGGGGTTCAGTCGGCCCTGTCTAAGGGGTTGTCTGGCCCGCTCACGTCTTCAGGCAAGAAGGCGGCGAAGATCCTGGAGTCCTCCATGAAGGAGGGCGCGGAGAACGGCGCTAAGGCCGTGGAGATTGCGCAGAAGCGTGCTGAGAAGGCGACGCAGAACGTTGCGACCGCCGAGCAGAAGGTGCAGGACGCTAAGGGCAAGACTGAGATCGCGGTCAAGAAGGTTGAGGCTGCGGAGCTTGCCCTGGAGACTGCCCGGTCTAAGGGTGGTTCGCAGGTCGAGCAGGCCGAGAAGAATCTGAAGGATCTTCGGGAGTCGGGCAAGGCTACGGCGGAGCAGTTGAAGGCCGCTGAGGACAAGCTGGATCAGGCTCGGTCGTCTGCGGGGTCCACGGTCGCGTCGAAGGAAGCGGCTGTTATGTCGGCCCGTCAGCGGTCGGAGAAGGCCGCCGAGCAGTTGAAGTCCGCTGAGGATAATCTGGTCACCGCTCACCGTAAGGCGGAGGACGCCGCCGATAACGTGAAGGCCGCGACGAAGCGGATGGGCGACGGCATGGAGGATGCCGAGTCCGGGGCGAAGGGGCTGAAGGGCAAGCTGGAGGAACTGGTCGGTTCTTCTGAGGGTGTCGGTAAGGGCTTCGAGTCGATCAAGGGGAAGCTCGGGCTTCTGACTGGTGCGGCTGGTATCGGCGGTATTGGTGCCGCTTTTGCTACGGGCATGGACATTACGCAGGCGACGGACAAGATGAACCGTCAGCTCGGGTTGACGGGGGATGCTGCTAAGGCCGCGTCTGCTGAGGTCCGTGACGTGATGAAGACCGGTATCGCTGGTGGCGTCGATGAGGCTGCGGGTGCTATCGGTGCTCTGAATGGTCAGTTCAAGTATCTCGGTTCTGAGGGTGAGCAGACTGCCGCGCAGTTGGCGGACAACTTCATCGCGTTCTCGGAGACGTTTGGTGTGTCGATTGAGGAAGCGACACAGACTGCCGGCCAGCTAATCCAGAACGGGTTGGCCGGAGATGTTGAGGAAGCGGCGGATCTGATGACCGCTGCGATGCAGCGTGTTCCGGCTGCGATGCGGGATGAGATGCCGGAGATCATCAACGAGTACGGAACGAACTTCCGTGCTCTTGGTTTTGACGGTGAGGAGGCTTTCGGGCTTCTCGTTGCTGCCTCGGAGAAGGGCAAGTGGGCACTGGATAAGACCGGCGACTCCCTGAAGGAGTTCACGATCCGTGGCTCTGACATGTCCGAGTCCTCGAAGACGGCGTTCGAGTCTGTGGGGCTGAACGCCGAGGAGATGGCGAACAAGATTGCGCAGGGCGGCGAGGGTGCGCGGGATGCTTTGAAGCAGACTGCTGAAGGCCTGTTGCAGATGGAGGATCCTGCGGAGCGGGCGAACGCTGCTATCGCCTTGTTCGGCACTCCTCTGGAGGATCTGTCGGTTGACCAGATCCCGGATTTCCTGGAGTCCCTTTCTGAGGGCGCTGGGGGCATGGCTGATTTTCAGGGGTCGTCGCAGGAGATGGCCGACCAGATGAAGAACAGTCTGGAAGGCCGGATGAACAGCCTGAAGGGTACGGTTCAGTCGCTCGCTGGTGATGCGTTCATGAAGCTGTGGGACGCGCTGGAGCCTATCGCTAAGTGGGCTTCGGAGAACAAGGATTGGTTGACGCCTATTGCGGTGAGTATCGGTGTCTTTGCCGGAGCGGTCGCTGTCGCCTCGGGCGCTATGGCAGTGTTCAACGCTGTCATGGCGATCAACCCGTTTGTGTTGATCGGCCTGGCTATTGCCGCCGTTGTTGCGGGTCTGATCTGGTTCTTCAAGAAGACGGAGCTGGGCCAGAAGATCTGGGAGGGCTTTGTTGATGTCCTGAAGGGCGCGTGGGACTGGATCAAGAACGTCTTTGTCGCCGGATGGGATTGGGTCAAGGAGGCTATCCCCGCTGCGTGGCAGGCGATCAAGGACAAGACCAAGGAGATTTGGGATGCGCTCACCGAATACCTGTCTGACAATTGGGACGCAATCAAGGGCACAGCCGAGAAGATTTGGAACGGGATCAAGGACTTCTTCACCGGACTGTGGGACGGGATCAAAGAAGTCTTCACGCTCGCGGTTGATGGGATCAAGTGGTACCTGGAGTCCTACTGGGCTTTGATCACTGGGACGATCACCCTGGTGTGGGATGGGATCAAGCTGTACTTCACTACCTTGTGGGAGGGTATCAAGCTGATCTTCACGACGGCGTGGGATATCATCTCGGGGTTCTTCACGACGGCGTGGCAGACGTTCACTGGCCTGGTCCAGGCGGTGTGGAACGGGATTTCGGCGTTCTTCTCTTCGTGGTGGTCTGCACTGACCGGTATCTTCACTGGCGCGTGGAATGGTATCAGTAGTTTCCTTTCTGGCTCGTGGAATGTGATTCGTGATCTTGCGGTCAATGTGTGGAACGGTATCAAGGATTCGATCACGAATGCTTGGAATGCCACCAGGGATGCTATTGCTAATGCGGTCGGTGCGATCATCGGCAAGCTGGGTGAGATGGTGTCCAGCGCTAAGGCGAAGATTGACGAGATGGTCGGCAAGGTCGTCGGCATGAAAGACAACATTGTCAGCGCACTGTCGGACGCTGGCACATGGCTTTGGAACACTGGTAAGGCCATCGTCCAGGGCGCTATCGACGGGATCATGTCGGCCCCGAACGCCATCTACGACGCGATCATGTCGCTGGTGCCAGACAGCATTAAGGGCGCAGTATCCTCGGTCGTCGGATGGTTCTCTGCTGATGGTTCTATCGCTTACGCTAATGGCGGGGTTGAGGCTTACGCTAATGGCGGTACTCGCGGCGAGAAGCATGTTGCACAGATCGCCAGGCCGCAGGGACCGTTCCGGGTGTGGGCTGAGCCGGAAACTGGTGGCGAGGCGTACATTCCGCTGGCGCTGTCGAAGCGTGCAAGGTCGAAGGCGATCTTGGC